TGGTGTCCCCTGCAGACACCTAATGAGTGATGTAAGTGCAGGGGAATTAGGAGGAAATGCAGAAGTGAAGAAAATTATGCCCGCAGTTATGCCCGCAAAGGATAATCATGAGGCTTTTTGAAGTGGGGAAAGGTGACTGCGTTTCCAGTTCTGATAATCGGCGTACACCCAGCGTGAAGAGCTACCGATTTTGTGAGGGGAGGGTAATCGTCCGTTTTTTATTTCTGAGTACAGGAACGTTTTGCCCATACCAGAATCTTCCATCATGAACTTTAAGTCAACAAGTGAGTCGTCGCGAAGTTCGCGCATAGGTTTCATCTCCGGGCTGGGAATCGAACAGGGAAGGGGTAATGACTAGAGGAATACCGTAACTTTAACTTACGGTATTCGAGGTAGCACGAATCATAGAGTCGCCTTTAAATCTGGTTCTGTGAGAAATGCACAGGCCTCATCGAGTGTGAGGCCTGTGTGATTCCATGGTTACTCCGTCGTTTCTTCTTCGGCATCTTTTGCGTTAGCAATGTCGTAGAATTGCCCGTAAGTTATTTTCTTAAAGCCGTCAGGGATAACAACTTCACCGTGCTTTTCTTCTTTGTTATTAGGTATTGCAAAGATAAGGCAATCATCGCGCTGCGGGTGCTTTCCGCCATACGTGGATAACATAGCGAAACCAAATCCGCGACCAGATTGACCGCCAATGCCTGTACGCATAATTCCGTAATGATTAGTGATGTAGTCATTCCATTCAGGCAACGCCTTTAGCTTGGCGTTAGCTTCATGGATGACAGCATCAAGCTCTTTGTTATACGCTCGACCTTCTTTTGTGTTTCCTTTCCCGCGAGCGATCACTACTCGCTTCCCGTCCCAAAAATCCTCACGCTTGATTGTCATCGTGCATGGGAACCCATAACCTTTCTCCCAAACGAAGCTTTGCAGCAAGCCTCCGCCGCCGCCCCAGCTACTAGTTGTTGTCCATGCTATAGCGCCAACCTGTTCTGCTGCGGCTGGGAGGATTGAGTTGCGCTGTTCGTTAATAGCGTCGTATGATCCGATAAGCGCCTTAACATCATCACCTTCAACAATGTAGTAATCGTAATATTTGCTCTGGTCTGACATTATCTATCTCCAATAAAAAACCGCCATTGCGGCGGTCTAGTCGATGCGGATGTGTGGAATCTTTCCGGCTGCTATGGCTTCATAAATGTCAATAGAGTCCTGCGATGTTGAAACGCCTGAATCAAGTATCTCAAATAAAGCCTCAATGGCAGCATATCGTTTCTTACCTTCTTCAGATCTCATAGGGCGGAAAATAGTATTGCTCAGGTGGCGAATTCCATTATCTGAAGTCCATACGCATTCATCGTAGTACGCGATAATTGTTCCACCGTACCACTTACCGGCTTCAATTGCGGGGTGGCCTAAATCTGGCTGCTTGCAAGTGTATTCGACACGACACCCCACCGGAGGCAGTCCCTCGCCATCCCATTCTGGCTTGCTGGCTGCAAGTGCGGCTTCGTATTGTTCGCGGGTAATGATAGCTTTTGAGTAATCTTCAGCCAGATGTTCGCAATTCTTAATGCATGACACCCATTCGCCACCATTATTTGTCCATTCACCACCATTGATTTCAACCTCTGGCAAGGTGCTAAAGCAAATCCATTTATCAACATCCTGAACAGCCAGAATACCCCAATTAGGCCAACCCCCACGTCCTGGTAATTCCTCAACCAACAATTCAAGTAATGTCATCATCATCTCCTTACGCTAATTTCTTATACACACGAGGCTCATCAACAGTAGCCGCGCGAAGTTCGTGTTCATGATGCACCGAGTAGTTGCCGTCATCCCATTTCACCCAGCACTTCGGATGGTCGCTATCAGGCTCAATCTGGCTCTCAACCATCCCTCTGATGCCTCCAGACTTAAGTTGCACTAACGCGCCCACAGCAAATTTAGCCATAGCTGACCCTCTGACATGTGAATGAGTGAAGAGATAGCGCTCAGAGCCATGATTCCGACTATGAGCCAGATAATTGGATTGGCGTGCATGGTGACTCCGATAAAGAAAAACCCGCTGGGTGCGGGTTTGTTATGCGTCGAATGGGTTAGGCATCGATATCAACCCTTATAGCAAATACATTCACTGGGTCGTCACCAAAATGCTTATGAATGATTGACTGCAGTTTGTAGCCTCGATAAGGGACATCGATCCGACGCTCTGTATCATCAGCGCGTGGATACCCGCGAGTAATAATAAGCCTGTCATATTCTCGGTTAACCAACCGCTTGCGCCAGTAATCATTGAGTAGTCGATACTCAAACTTCTTCTCTCCGGACTTCATCTGATCGAAGTATTCACCGTTAACAGCCAGCTGCAGGTTGGCCATCACTTCACCTCCTGCTGCGGTGCTGCTGCAATCATCAGTTCATAGATTTCATCAACTCCACCAGTTTCGTTATCGCACATAGCTGAATTAATCATCTCTGGCGTGGCTTGCTTTGGCACCATCACCCAACCATCCGGAACCACCGGAGAGTTGCCAGCCTCATAAGCAACTCGCAACCAGTGGAAAAATACCTCCGTCATCACGCATCCACATTCAACGTCAATAGTGCCTGTCTGCTGCGAAAGCCACTGCTCGAATGGCAACTTGTAATTGGTCGTTACATGTTCAGCACCCTGAAGCATGGCGGCGCGGCAGGCGTTCCAGCCATTTACGGTTGCATTAGTTTCTTCTTCGTTCATCAGGTAATTAAAAAGCTCTTTAGCTCCCTGGTAACCCAATACTTCTGGCACCTCTGAATAAGCCGGTTTTTGCTGAATTACCTCTGCGTTTTTATTCAAACGATCAACAGCGCAGTTGATTATGGATCGCTGATGATCGGTAACATCCATGCCAGAAAGGACGTGCGCCAGTTGTTCTGCAATTACGCTGTTATGCTCATCAGGCACAGATACCGGCGCTGGATGGGCGGTGCGATACAGAAGCACATCACCCATTTCTGTTCTGGATTCAGGCCACACGTCTGCATCAGAGCCAGCATTGAGATAATCAAGATTGGACTGGTCTATGACGCACACAGGCTCCGCTTCGAGCGATGCCAGCGCGATAGCTAACAGCTCGTTATCCATCGCCAATCCATCAGCGGCCGGGTCTCTGCTAATGCGGTATTTATTGATTGCCGTTACCTGGTTTATGCGGGCGATTAACTGCTCTTTGGTGTATGTGCTCATGACTGCACTCCTTTGCGAATGCATTCTGCGAAATACCACGCCTGACTAGCGGCGAATTGACATTCATCTTGGGCGGTACATCCAGGCGACATCTCATAATATTTTTTGGCTTGCTCATCCTGTGCTTTTGCAAATTCGTCGAGTGCACTGGCCCGAACTTCAGCCAGGAAAGCGTCGGTCGTCGGTGTCGCGTTTATGGCGTCATACACCATTTGCAAACATTGCTCGTCAACCAGGTCGCCATCTGGCAATTGTGTTTTGTTATAAGCTCTGTACACCTCACTCGCTTCATGAAGTAAACATTCAGAACTGCTAATCAGCTCCGCATTCTCCGCAGCCATCTGCGCCAGCTTCATCTCCAGATTATCGATTGTGATATCAGTCTGGCGGCCGTAGCGCTCTGACTCTATGAGGCGCTGCTCAAGAGCTGCGTAGTCGCCATATCGCACATATGCGCCTTCATGATTTTCTTCCAGTTCATCCCATGATTCATTGCCTCGATACTTAGTCGTCAATTCGTAACGTTTCACGCTCATTTCTTAGCCCTCTGGTTTAACCATGCTGTCAAAAATTTGTTCTCGTTCACGTTCGGGAATGAGTTCTTCTTAAGCATTTCTTCTCGTGGGATATCGTCAATTGGTTTGAATCGGTGGCGTGCTACCAGTTCGTTTGACGTAATTCCAGGGTCGTAGTAATTTCCGATCATTGTGCACGCTCCAGAAAATCGTTGACGCCCTCTGCCAGTTCGATCGACAGGTCATCGATATGAGTTTTCAGCTCCGCCAGTGATTGCGCTTCTGATTCCAGAATCTCTTTGTGGCAAAGCTCTTTAACTAGTTTGTCGAAGGTGCTGAAGTAGCCGAGGCGGGATGTGATTACGTTGCCAAAGTTCTTGCTCTTTTCGTCTGTGACTGTTTTCTTTTCGCTAAGAACGAGATCAAACTTAGTGCCGGTGATGATGTATTTACTGCCGACTTCGATGTTGAGTTTCATGATGAATTCCTCAGCTACTGCGTACAGCGCCAAGGCGACCGTAAGTGTCGCGATAGAAGTCGCTGTAGAAGGTTTGTTGTTTCGGTCCAGTGGCTTCCCATCGCGGATGGAAAGAAGCCATGAAGTTGTCATGCCAGAGCTTTGACTCGTAGTTCCTGGTGAGCTTTTCTATCCAGTAATCGTCCTGAGCATTCTGAATCTGCTCCGGCGTGCGCTCATCCTTTGGCAGAGTTCCGTTCTCTTTCTGCTGGTAATAAATCTCCAGGCCAGCACATATCCGGGCAATAACTTCGCCCTTCGATTCCAGTTTTTTAGGTGCACGGAAGTAACCATTTTCATCAGGTGACATGGCTTAATCCTTAAACTGGAGGCGAAGTTATGCCGCCTCCGTGAGGTGAAATAGAATGTTCAGGTAGTGGTTAAATCAGAAGGGAATACTTGAGTCGAAATCTGGTTCTGGTTGTTGCTGTGCGGACTGTTTGTTACCAGAAGACCCGAAATCAATATCCATTACGATGATTACTGGCTGAGACCGTTTCCCCCCGTTCTGGTCTGTCCATTCTTCCATGACAAATTCACCAGTTACCGTAACCTTTGTTCCCTTGGTCAGGTATTGCGGAAGCTTCTCTGCTTTCGCACCGAACAGCATGCATTTAACCCAGGAGGTTTTCTCTCTCTCACCATAACCCTGTCTTACAGGAAGCGAGAATGATGCGATGCACTTCTGGTTAGGCGTCCAGCGCTGCTCGGCATCCTTGCCAATGTTTCCTGATGCACAAATTACGTTGATGCTCATTATGCGGCTACCCCTTCAATTTCTGATTTGCGATCTAAATAAACTGACTCAGCTTTATCGTGCTGTTCTGTTCCGGCCAGTCGTTTATCCGCTGCCTTCCATGCCTCTTCAAGCTCAGGAAGTGTTGCTTTCAACACATAAGCTGAGAAGTCGGCGAGAAACTTATCAGGAGAGCGCCCATCGTGATGTTTTTGTTGCGGCTTTGATTGTTGAGGGGCGACCTGGTGCGCTTCTGCATCCGCATCGATTGCAGTTTCTTCTGTAGGAATACAGAACGCCTGAAACGCTGCGTATTTGTATGCGATAGACATGGCCTTATTGGTTGCCTTGTCTCCGCTATCCATAGCTTCACCATAGGTAGTGACGGTGTGGATACTTCCGTCTTCCGTGCTGACAAAATCAAATTCCGCCTTAACGACGACGTAGAAGAGGGCGGTGCCGTTTTTGTTAATGCGCTCAGTGCATGTTCGCTCGGTTAGGCGAGGGAGGATGACCAGCCCGTGAGTAACAAGCGCAGGGGCAAGTGCGTTGTACACCTGGTCAATACCTCGGAAGTTGAATCCCTGAACTTTGTTAACCCTGTCCTTGCTAATACCTGTAGATGCCATTTCCTTGGCTACAGCGCTGATAGCTGCGTAAACCTTCTTGCCTGTCATGAGTAATACCCCGCAAATTCCTGCCAAGTGATCGGCTGATTCTGCCGTTCAGTTGCTAAGTTAATTTGTTGCTCTACCTCTTCCTCAATTTCAGGTGAGATAAGCGCTATAAATTCTTCGTCACTAAATTCATGCTGCATGATTTCTGTTCCAGTCTTCGTCCTGACAATCTTCCCAGCCCATCGCGATTGATGAAGCCCATGCGTATGCGGCGCTGTTGCCATCTTTCGTATCCGGGAAGGATGCTTCGTAGAGCTTGTTAAACTCACGATTACATTGCTGTACAAGGATGGTTCCGTTAACAGGCACAATAGTCATGACTTGGCACTCCAGGCTGATTAAGGATGTCTGCCAGCCGTTTCCAGCCAGCGCGTAATTTGCGGGTGATGCGATCTAAAAGTGATTCGTGTAACTGGAAAGCACCCATGCGAGCGCTTCCCGCGATTGCGATAATCATGGGAGTTCCTTATGTTGTGTGTGATTGCATAGCGACTGAGCACTTGAATAAATGCTCACTCAGATGCGGGCATGGAAAAGCCGCCCTTAAGCGGCTGTTGTGCCAGTTGCTTCGAAGTGTGCGTTAGCCATTCGTTCTGCATCTTCATGTCCATTTGCGATAAAGACGACAGGCTCATGCTTTGGCTGATGGGACATTGTTGCGTGCTTAATCCTGTCCTCGATATCAATGTGATAACTGGTGTCAATGTACTTAAATGATGTTTGCTTTCCTTCAGGGTAATAAAGACTCCACGAGGAAGGGTGCAATCTATCCTTGTTTTCAATAAGAAGCCGCTTAACGTCTTGTAAGTATTTAGCCTGCAACTTAGAAAGTTTTTTCATGACATCTTCAGGCATTAAGACTCCGCAATATACTCCAGCCGTAAAATCAAAAAGGCTTTCATCTGCAATCACATATTCTTCAGTACTCATATTTCCTCCAGGCAAAAAGAAGCCCCGGCTAGCGGGGAAAAGATGACAACAAGGGGTTTAATCAGACACTATCGAATCATCTCCGATAGTACGGTGCGGTATTACACCCAATAGCTAACTCAGAGAATTAGCTATCAGCTGCTATTCAGCTTCATTATCAATATCGTAAATGTCGTGATAGCACTCGAAGCAAAGCTCTTCATTGCCATCGCCGCTGTGAATGGATACGGGTGATAACGCTTTGCCGCACACGTCACATTCGAATTCTTCTTCCATATTCACCTCTGTGGCTTGCTGCCAAAAGAAGGCCGACCATGCGGCCTATTTCCCATTACGAAAGTGCTGTAAAACATTAACCCGAGGCCAGTAATACTTTGGCTTTGCACGAGATCCAGGTTTTGGTCCGACACATACGATGTAACTCTCTTCTTTGCGCGGAAGGCCTGGAGCATCAAGTTGGCGGCCAAGCTCGAACTTTCTGACGTTAACCCCCGCAGGTATCACTTCAACGATGACACCAATCTTTTCTTTTGTTACGCCATTTGATGAACTTGACCATTTAACTTCATCATTTAATTTGAACCCCATAACTACCTCGCTGTAACGTTATTAGACTTACGATAACCAGCTGCGAACATCGCCACATCTGGCAGACACACAGCTCCACCTTCAACTTCCTTCTGACGCGTTCCGGCAAGCGAAACGGCACGTGTCACGCGTTCACTACAGCCTTCCGACAGCCGTGAAAATGCACGGTCAATCTTTTTACAGTAGGCTTTCATCTCTTTGTGCTGGCGAGCACGTTCGAGTTTACGAATCTCTCTGGCTTTCATTGGATACCTCCAGTGGTTGCTTTGGTGGAGAAGGCCGGACGTTACCCCGGCGATGTGTTCAAGGTCGGACGACACCGAACTCTCTGGGCCACCTGCCTACCCAATCGTGAAATATGAGTGCGCTCACGTAGACGCTGTGCGTGTCACCGATTTCCCACGCCGCTTCTCCCCAAAGCAACATCCTTTGGCGGGGACGAATCATCCCCATGTCATCTTGTTAAAGAACTTGCCAATCTGTTCCGTTTGGCTACCAGCGTCCTGCTGATGGACTAACTATATCCAAAGCTATTATTACTGTAAATAGCCAAAGGTATAATTTAATTGCTTTGGGTATTTTGTGTTTGATATCTAAAGGAATTTATTTTTGCTGGAAAGTGATATTTTGCGGATTTTAGGCAATAAAAAACCCGCCGAAGCGGGTTTGATAGGGGTTGCGTATGTTAGTAGTCTACGACAGACCACCAGAAAATCCTTCCGATGATCTCAATATCGCTAAGGCTCTTTTCTTCTTGTGGGTATTCAGAGGCGTTGAAACTTCTGATGCTTATCTTCTCCGGTCCTGAGCGGAAGAGAATCTTAATGCGCTTCCAGCCATTCTCATTAATGGCGTAGATTTTCCCATCCACTATTTTTTTATCGTTAGTATTAACAGCTACTGTCGTGCCATCTGGTATGTTTGGCTCCATGCTGTTACCGCGAGCTGGGAAGCAGATAACACCGCTTCCGTCACTGTTAGCCCCAACTCTACGAAGGGTTGATTTAGAAAAACGCAACATGAAGCCATTGTGATCCTCATCAATCACTCGGCCGTCTCCACATGCAAATTCAATATCCTTCAGGTAAGGGACCTCAACCTCATCCCCCCTTAAAGGTGTGCTTTCATCCCATGGTTCCAAAGACCCCCATGTACTTTCATGAGGAATAGAAGACTTTGGATTAGAAGGCACAGCACCTTCATCACGCATAGGTTCCGTACCATCAGAAAGCCATTCCGGGCGAACTCCAAGCACTTTCGAAATTTCAAAAAGTTTTCGCGTATTGCGTGTCTTCCCTGAGGTTAACTTCCAGACACTTGGCTGAGCCATGCCAACGGCGTCACCAAGCGAGGCCTGCGTATAGCCTGCCTGCTCCATAGCGTATGTGAGTCTTTGAGCGAGAGTATCTAGTTTCATGCCAACAACCTATAGCCTAAGCTATTTCTAGTCAAATACCCAAAGCTATTTACTTTCTGAATAGCTTTGGCTATTATGGTAATTGAAAACACAGCAGGAGCTATTTTATGGTCAACAAAGCTATTAAATCGGCTATTGACTCAGTAGGAAGTCAGCAAAAGCTCGCTGATGCCTGTGGAGTTAAGCAGCCGTCTGTATGGGCTTGGTTGCACGGGAAGAAGAAGGTATCCGCAGAAAATGCCAAGCGCATCGAAATGGCTACCAATGGAGATGTCCCTGCTTACCTGGTTCGCCCTGATTTATCTGACTTGTTCCCACACCCGAACAAAGCAGCTTAAGCAGTAAGAAGTACCGCTCTTTACACAATCAGGCCAGGGATGTTTCGTCCCTACAACCAACGCATCAACCTATGCGTAAACACTTATTAACTAAAGGAAGTATTACAAATGGAAGAATCAATGTATCGCAAGAAAGCAATGCAAATCGAATCAACATTGCTTAACAAGATCGCCGCGTTTGGTCAGTCGAAGCTTTCAAAGCTTATCGGCGTAGACGAAGCGCAGATTTGCCGCATGAAGGTGGCAAAGGGAAGGGAGAAGAACAGCTTCTTCAAGACCATGAGCATGATGCTGGCGGTTCTGGAATACGGAATCGAAGACGAGGAGATGGCTGAGCTGACAAAGCGGCTGGCTAGTTATCTCACAAAAGAAAAAGCCCCAAACGCGGTAACGTTTGAGGCCTGATCACACTGTGTTACGCCAACACATCTAACAGGAGAAATCTTAATGCAAAAACGCAAAAAGCACCAGGAAAAAGAAGAGATTCGACACCCTGATTCACCTGAAGGATTAGTGAATACAGCAGCCAATAACCGGGCGTTCGCAGAGCGTCTTATTGGCGTTTACAGACTAGCCAAAGCAGGAGTGAAGAATGGGCGTCGTTAAGTTTTCAGACTACCAACCTCAACGTGAGGTAGTGGAGCGCAAAGTGGCGAGTCTTGATGATGGTTACATGCGTGTAGCTACCAGCATCGGAAAGCTTAAGCCAAAACTGAAACTTGCAGGTCGTGAACATCAGGTTCTGGACGCTGTTATCTACTGCACCTTTGGCTGGAATAAGTCCGAGGACAAGGTAACGAATACATACCTGGCTGAAGTGACAGATCTGGATGATTCAGATGTAGCTGCAGCCCTGAATGTTCTGGCGGAACGCAAGATTATAAACCTCAGGAAAGTGGGTGGATTCAAGCTGGTTAGCGTTAACGTCAGCATTGATAAATGGGTGCTTAAAAAGACTCCGAAAACACCACCAAATAAGTTGGGCGAAACCACCCAAAATGTTGGGCGAAAAAGGGTTTCAAGTTGGGCGGAATCACCCGACACCAAAGACAGTCTTACCAAAGACAATAAAACCCCCCTTAATCCCCCGGATGGGAAAGAAGCTCTCGCTCTGGAATGTCTTGATTTTTACAACAGTCTGGCTGGGGCTAGATGTTCATCACCTGAAGCGTTTGTGAAAGCTCTTAACACTGTAAAAGCCAAAGGGGTTTGTTACTCCGTTGATGAACTCAAGCTGGTAATCAAATGGGCTGTTACCTGCTGGGATGCGAGAAAGACCCCTCCGAAGCCTAATAACATTTGCCGCATGACGCGCTTTGATGGCTACCTGTCAGACGCTCTGGTTTGGGCTGATGGACAGGGGAGTAATCCTGCAACTTGTCCTCATGAAGAAATTATTGCTCTGTGGAACGAGAAATTCCCGGCTAAGGCCGTATCACCTCACGAATGGAATCGCCGCCGTCCTGCGCATCGTGATCTGGAAGCGGTATGGAACGGTAAGACGTCACAAGGAAACTGGCGTGAGCTGCGACACATGGGAATGGCATTCGACCTGATAGGAAAATCATCTCTGTTCACGACAAAAGGCGATCAGCCCTGGCTAACACTGGACTGGATACTTAACCCGAAAAACTGGGGCTCGGTGTACGAGCAGGCCATCAACGAGCACAAGCAGCGTAAAGGAGTCACTGCATGAGCAGGTTTGTAGATTCATACATCGAGCGCAATGTTCTGGGCTCAATCATGCTGGGAAGGGATGAATTCGCTGATGCAGCTCAGGACGCCATTGAAGGGCTGAGCGAAAGCGATTTCACCGTGTATGCGCACAAGGTCGTACTAAGCACGCTGAAAAAGCTCAACTCAATCGGATCTCCAGTTGACCTGCTTACTGTCACCTCAGACATTGAAGCTCGCGGAGAGCTCGACAAGGTTGGCGGATTCGCATACCTGGCAGAGACCACGAAAGACATTCCATCACTCCGTAATCTTCCTGTGTACGTGCAGAAGCTGAAAGAGTTCACATCCGGCCGGATGATGATTCAAATGCTTCAGGAAGGGATTCAGAAGCTTTCTGAGCCTACTACAGATAGCGTGCAGGACATCATAGGCAATATCCAGACAAGCATCGGAGCGATTGAAGCGTTCAGCGAATCAGGAACGCGCCACATACTCGACGGAATCGAGATCGCAATTGACGAGGTTGAGTCAATCATCAATGGAGACATCTGGAAGCACCGGACAGAGCTTGGGCTAACGGACATCGACAAGGCGTTTGGTGGTTTCAACAACACGGATTTCATCGTTGTAGGCGGTCGCCCTGGCACTGGCAAAACAATGTTCAGCACCACGGTTACTGAGACGGTAGCACTGAAAAGTAAGAAGCCTGTGATGTTCTTCAGCCTTGAAATGCCTATCGAGCAGATTTCTCAGCGTATCGCGTTCCATCGCGCCGGGGTCAGCAAAGAGGGGTTGCTTGGCACGAATGGTAAGAATCAGGATGCCGAATGGGCAAAGGTTGGAAAGTGCCTGGAAGAATTCGGAACCGCGCCAATACATATCAACGACAAAACGTCTCTGAGCATTCACCAGTTACGCGCTGAAGCTCGCAGGATGCACAAAAAGCTCGGCGGACTGGGCGTTATCGTCGTCGACTATCTGCAGAAGATGAAGATGACCAATCCGGAAAACATGAACCAGTCGGTTGGTGAGATTGCTACAGGCCTGAAGAACCTTGCAAAGGAATTGCGCTGCCCGGTTATCGCATTGTCTCAGCTGAGCCGTAAGTGTGAAGAACGCGCCAACAAGCGACCGCTTAACTCAGACCTGCGAGAGTCCGGTGTTATCGAGCAGGAGGCCGACGTTATTTTCATGGTCTACCGCGATGAGAAATACAACCCGCAAACAGAGCTTAAAGGCGTAACCGAAATCATATGCACCAAATCTCGACATGCCCCAGGCGCAGAGAAAACCTACTACTTCAGCAATAAACACTCCGGTCTTGATCCGTACGCATTCGTGCAGAACGAACTTCGCAGCTATCAGGATGAATACGAGTGTTAGGAGATAATCCATGAACACACGAGACAAAATACTCAACCACCTTGAAACAAACATTCCCACCTCTGCAGCGCAGTTAGCAAAACTCTTCAGTTGCCACAAATCACATGTAAACCTCTTACTTCATGACCTCGTTAAAGATGGTCTGATCGAGGTTGAGCATGTGACGAAGGGTGCTAACTTCTACCGCCTCACGGAGCTTCACAAGCAGCGTACGGAATCCATCCTCTGCTACATCGAAGAGCACGAAACTGGAATGGCAGTAGACATTGCCAATGCCACAGGTATCGACAAGAAGCTCGTTACAAAAATGCTTAAGTGCATGGCAGCCAACGGTGAGCTACATCGTGACTGGTGCCACAAGAACGCATGGGTATACAGCAAGAAGCCGGTGTTTAAATTTGGCTGCGCCAATCCATTAACTGATTTATTCAACAAGGCATTGAGAGAGGTGAGGGCATGAAAGTTAAATCAGCAGTAGCGGTGTGGAACATTACCCTAGATGTAAGCTGCCCTAATTGTGATCATGATTTTGATTTAACGGATGACGGTGATTTTTGGGAGTACGCAGGCGTGAAGCAAGCCGGAGAAGAGCGTGAAGGGTACGAAACTGAATGCCCTGAATGCGGACATGAGTTTACCTGTGATTTCGTTTACTAACACCCCAGCACGCTGATGGAGAGGAATGATGGAACTCATTGACGCGCTAATGTCGCCTCCCGGATTAGTCCTTCTTCTGGTGATGGCTATAGCGCTTAAACAAATCAACGATAGTTTTTGATGGAGAGGAATATGGACGAATCAAGAAAGCAGTTTTACGAGGCATTCGAAGTTTTAACTGGGTGGGAAGTCAATGACTACCCGAACAGGGATGTAGTCAGACTGTGCCATCAAATGTGGGATATGTCTCGCGCAACTATCGAGATTGAGCTTCCTAAAAATAAGTGGCACCCATGCGATTGCATTGACGTTGTAATCGCCTTTGACAGGGATGATGTAATCGAGTCCATCTGCGCCGCTGGAATCAAAGTGAAGGAGTGAGCATGAGCGGAATAATCACCGGCATAGCTGCAGGCATGTGCGCTGGCTCAGCAGTCGCCGCAATCCTTTGGGATGAAGAGTGGGACTTGCGGACGTTTATCAAATATCAGGTAGCGGCCTTAGGCATCGTGGCTACCATCTACATTCTGAGGTGAGTATGAGCGATACAGTAAACGGCATGTGTTCAGACGCACCACGAGCTAAAAACTGTTGGTGCGGAGAACCTCCGACGATATTCAACCTGAAAAGCTTCTGTCACATTTTCTGCAATGGTCACGAGACAGTGGCGGCAGCAAACTACCGAAGCGCCGTAGCTGAATGGAACGAGAAGATGACCAATGCAAATAGAGATGATCAAGACCGCAGGGGGAGTATTCGCTCCGGCATTTGAGCATGACCTTCCCCGCCTTACCAAGTTCCAAAACGGCGAGATGTACACAGCCGAATTCAAGTTAACCCGCAACCCAGCATTTCATCGAAAAATGTTCGCGTTCTTCAACTTCTGCTTTCAGCACTGGGCTGCTGACAAAGCAGGTCTTGAGCATGCCGACGAAACCACTCAGTTCAACCGGTTCAGAAAAGACCTGACGATACTGGCTGGCTTCTACGACATGGTGACGAACATTCGTGGAGAGGTTAGGGCAGAGGCAAAAAGCCTTTCATACGGCAGCATGGAGGCAGATGAATTCGAGCGTTGCTACAGCGCCATGATTAACGCAGCTATCAAGCATGTGTTTGGCAAGACGAAAGACAAAAACGTGCTGAATCAGCTCTATTCATTTTTCTGAGGATTTATGAGCCTACGAGTTAGAGACATCCCGCCCGGGGTGAAATTCTGCCTTGTTCGCAACGGGCATAAGTTCACCATGATTCGACAGCACGAGAAGCTTCACTATCTCTACAAGGTGATAGCGCATCCGTGGGTCGATAAAAAAATGGGCCTCTTCCATGAGCAGGAAAAAACGCTTAACGGACAGAGTTTCGCGAAACCAATTATCAGGATAACGCCATGCGGATGACCTGGTTCCATCACTTAAATCTTACCAACGAAGAAGCAACTCAGTTAATCACCGCCTACCAATCCCGCAACGTAAAAACTCAACGAACGCTAAGTGCAGACCCTCGGTTATGGGTGGTTTCCGCCTTGCTTCCTGAGTACGCCAGCGAGCCAAAGGGTAGGAGTCAGTATCAACAGAGGATTTGGAATTAGCCATGGGTATGCAAGACAGAAAGGTAGTACTTGGTGCTGTGATTCTAGGAAGCACTGTTCTTTCATCAACGGTGAAATATGCAACCGTTCGAGAATTAACAGATGACAATTTAGCTGGTTACAAATGCCCTAATCACCGCAGACCTGAAAGGAAACTACGGAGAGCAAAAAGATGAGCGCCATTATCGAAGATTACCAGTGCCGACTTGATGACCTGCTTACAGAGGCATCAGTAGATGACATCGACCCCATTGACCTCTTGGTCAACTCAATCGCCGATTATCTCGAAGGTGAGCTTGAGGATGAAGAGGACAAAACGCTTTGCGTCGACTTCGGTGGAAAGAGCCTGATTATCAGCATCGTCAGCAATGACGAACAGCCAGTTAGCGAGAGGGTGCATTGATGCTTACAGCCTCAGAAGCCCAATCCTACGAGCAGCAGAGCATACGTAGAACATTGTGCGCAGGCTGCACGAAGGAACTATCAGGTGGCGAGATTCATTGCTGCGAAGAATGTGCGGCGATGGCAATAGCCTATCGAGACCCTAACGGATTTATGACGGAGGAAGATGATGAGTGAGTTACGTGCAGGTGGATTTGCTTTAGTTTTTGGCCTTAAAAAAGATACAGACCTAAACGGTAAAAGTGTTCAACTTTTATTTAAAGTGAATCCAGGTGAGATTTGTAAATCACCCGCAACTGATAAAATGTGGATGTATAGCGGTGATTGTCCATCATGGGTTTGTTCAGGAAGTTTAAGGTCAAGCTCAACTGTGGAATATGGATGGGGTGCTTTTCACCCGCGCAACCTCATGCCAATAGATGGAGAAGACTTCTCTCACGAAGATGAGCGACAGAAGGAACTGACCAATGGCTAAAACTCCCCGGCGTAAATGCAAAGTCTGCAATGAATGGTTTCACCCGGCATTCTCAAATCAGTGGTGGTGCAGTCCGGAACACGGAACTGAATTAGCAATAGAGCGACGAAGCAAGGAGAGAGAAAAAGCAGAGAAAGCAGCAGACAAGAAACGACGAAGAGAATATCAGCAGCAGAAAGACAAGTTAAAGATTCGAAAGCTCGCCTTAAAGCCCCGCAGTTAC